TAGGATAGAAAGAAACTTCGAAGGACTGACCAACAGGTTGAAAAGGCTATTTATTCCACCTGACGAGTTCAACATCATTTGCCAATTGTCGAATAATGGAGAAATCGGACACCCTATTTGGACCATAATCCAAGCCGCTGAACGAGGAGGATCTCGGCTGCACTCTCCCGGCAAATATATTATTTCGGAACTCAAAAAAGCAATCAAGAAATGAAAATCAATGTATTTAGGACTCAATGCAAAATAGGTTCATCTGTCAAATACAGGAAGAAAACAAGAAAGGTTGTCGACATAAATCGAAACACCAATGAGGTTTGTTTGGACCATCGTTTGTGGATTCGATGTACAGAAGTTGAATTATTAACATCAGAATAAAACAAATATATAACCATGCAAAAAGACTGGAAATTAGAAGAAATAAAGCGCCTCGAAAAAGAGCGCGACCGAAACTTAGCAATACACTGTAATTATGTGGCTGCTAAACACCAAAGATTGATAGATAGATTGAAAAAAGAAATCAATCAAAACGAGAAAGCTTAATACATTTTATAACTATTTAAAATTCAAAACAATGAATGTCAACATCAAAAATTTCAACTTGTCAGTAATTATGCCGAACGGGGACGCAAAAGCGGAAGAAAAAGCAAACAAAAGTAACAAACCAAAGGATATTCCCGACGGTGTGTATCTTATCTACAACGACAGACACTATGAGCCGTTTTCTGGGAATAACTCGAAAAAAGAAGTGAAATATATCGGCCTTAAACATAAGGATGTTGTGTTTGCCATATCGTTAAAAGACAACGAAAATGTACAATTGCTGGATGATGACAGCAAAGGAGAGCAGAAAGAGAAAGTCTATTACTCACGTGAATGTGATGCACTGTTTGATTTTGACGGACGAAAAAACACAGAACGCCTTGTATCCAGAAACCCAAAACTGAAAAGTCTGTTGGATAACGACGAATATATACCATCTCTTGGTCAGTTGAATTTAATGGCCCATTACATGGAAGAGCTAAACAAGGCATTCACCTATGTTTCGGGCTCTCTCCTCTCCTCGGCGTGGTATTGGTCCAGTACCGAGGGCAGCCAGAACAGCGCATGGTACGTGGGCTTCTCCAGTGGTGGCACGGGCAGCTTCAACAAGTACACCAGTAGCAGGGTTCGGGCGGTGGCAGCATTCACTTTTACTCTTTAACCTTTTGGCGCGCTCCTTTTGGAGCGTGCCTTGAAAAATCAACATTACACAGAGAGAAGGCAATAAAAAGAAATTAAGATGGAACAAGTTAAAAGTTTTAATAACATAATCGCTGATTATTTGAACCAACGAGCAACAGAAGATCCCCTGTTTGCCCCGAAGTTTGCTAATCCGAAAAAGAGTGTGGACGAATGCTGTCGTTACATTTTAGGGGAAGCACGTAAACGAGGGACCACTGTTGCAATGAGTGATGCAGAAGTCTTTGGGATGGCCGTACACTACTATGATGAAGAGGATATAAAGGTGGAAAAAGAGTCTTCCGGTTGTTCCGTCTCTTCCTCCTCTTACAAGGTAGAACTTACCGAAGAGGAAAAGAAGTCCGCTCGTGAAGCTGCTATTAAAAGACTGGCCGAAGAGCAATATCAATCACTCAAGAAGCGTCCAGCCAAGAAGAAGGTTGATGATAGTGTCCAACAAATGAGTCTGTTTTAATATGAAACCGAGAACGAAATTGGAAAAGCTGGTGACGGAGTTAAGTAGAAAGCTACCTGTCATCACGAAGGAACAGGAAGACTGGGCCAAAGAGCATCTGTTTGATCATCTTGCCTACAAATGTAAGGATGAGTTATGGTGTTCTGAATGTGGTAGGATGTGGGTAGATACAAGCAATAGTGAATTGGGTGCGACCGTTTTGGGGGATAAAACTGAATGCCCTTATTGCCACCATCAATTGGATGTGAAGATTAGCCGGAAGCAGAAGAACCATGAAGAGGCGTATATGTCCATCCTGCAAGTGAAAGGCGGGTTCCAGGTGATCCGGCATATACTATGCTGGAAAAATGTTCGGAAGGAAACTTCTCCGGTGTATTATGATTTTACAGAAGTGGTTCAAGAGTGGATTCGTGAAGACGGAAAACGTACGATCATAGCCCGACCGATTAATATGGGAGGTAACGGATTTGCGTATAGTTCACCTCTCAGCATCAAAGGAGAATATGGAAGTAATCCATATAACTATTACGGTGATTTGTATGCGATATATGGAGAGCTTTATCCAAGGAAAGAGCTGCTTCCGGAATTGAAGAAACGGGGACTGAATCGACGGTTCCCGGATGTAACCCCGTCGAAATTGATACGTGACTTGTTGAAAGGCGGAAACGATGCGGAACTATGTCTCAAGACCGGGCAGATATCCATGCTGAAGCATATGTATAGAAATGGCTTTTGCCAACTTCGCTATAAGCCATCATTCAATATCTGCAACCGCAACCATTATGTTATCAAGGATGCGTCCATGTGGGAAGACTATATGTCTTTGTTGGTTTATTTCGGTAAAGACTTGCGTAATGCCCACTATGTCTGTCCCAGGAACTTAAAGGTTGCACATGATAGGCTGTTAAAGAAGAAGCAGGAGCGTGAAGCTAAATTGAGACAGGAAAGAAATCGTATAGAAGCTATCCGTAAGCGTGAAAAGCTCATGGAGGATATAGCCGGCTTTTATGAACGAATGAAAAAGTTCTTCGGGATGAAAATCACAGACGGCAACATTGTCATTTGTCCATTGGAGAGTATTACCCAGTTTTATCAGGAAGGAAAGGCGATGCACCATTGCGTGTATAGTAATGGGTATTATAAACGGTCGGATTGTTTGATACTGTCAGCCAAAGACACCGACGGAAAGCGTATCGAGACGATAGAGGTAAACTTGAAGACACTGGATATCGTCCAGTCCCGATCCTTCTGCAACGGCGTAAGCAAGTATCACGACCAGATAGTAAAACTGGTAAAGAAAAATATGAGTCTGATCCGTCAGAAAATGATTGCATAGATGTAGATAAAGAAGGTCAAGAATGAGGTATGCATTAAGAAAACAAGACAAAATTGCATCCGCTTTGGGGGAAAGCTACTTAAAACATCACATCATCAAAAGCTTGGATAATTATTTCAACAAGCAAAAAAACATAGACATTATTGACTATATGGAGGACGAGATTGTTTACACCAACGAAACTCGTCAAATTAGTTATCCGATTTTGCGTATAAACGATCTTGCAGACGATAATGCAATGCTGGAGTTTGCAGTTATTGGCCAGCAATACGATGTATTAAGGTTGTCTTTTTTAGGAAGAATAAAAGGATGAACTTTTCAAAAACAAAAGCTTTGGGCAGCTTTGTAAAACCCATATATCCACATGAACGATTTTAAATCACGCCTGATTGAAGAACAGGCACAACTCGAAGAAAAACTTAAGAGACTGAATGATTTCATTCAAAATGAAAAGGTTAATGCTATTGATCCGGTACAGAAGTCTCTTTTGCTTGTACAAGCTGGAGCGATGCACACCTATAACGAGTGCTTAAAAGCAAGATTGGAACGGTTGTAATTATGCTGCGGGACAGTCTAAGAGCTGTCCTGCACTAATAACTAAAAAAAAACTGAAGTAAAATGAGCGGACCTAAATTGTCCATCCGACAAATAGAAATAATGCAACACGCAATAGGATTTAATCCAAGAGGCGTAAGAGGCAGATATGCGGCTTATAGAAATAGATATATCGTTTCTAATCCTGATGAAGATTGGGAAGAGTTAATTTCTATCGGATATGCCACTAAAAGAGAATTTGAAATTGAAAAACAAATAGCCTATTATGTTTCTGATTTAGGTTTGAAATATTTAGGGAGTTTGTTTGGGTGTATAATTACAGAAACGGATTAACAACTAAATAAAGTGAATCATGAACAAGGAAATAGATAACATTGTCGTAATCGACAGATTTGATTATGACGAACTGGTGGAAAAAGCAAACGCCAATGATGCAGAGATAGCAAAACAAGCTGAATCCCTATTTATTAAGAATAATCTTATTCCGGTAAGGATAGAGTTCAGTGAATACCGCAATAATAAGAATTTTAGTGCTCCTGTAGGATTTGTAAGAAGTATTCATACTGATAAGGTATATGATGCTTTAGACAAGATAGAGCCTAAAATAAGAGAATGGATGGACGAAAATATGTCTATGTACGATCGGAAACTCCGAGAGAAAAATATCACCGAAAAGAATTGTATCGGACTGAGCAAGCGTGTTATGAATCTGGAAGAGAAACTAAAAAGGCAAAGGATTACAATTAAATTGTAATATACCTTCCTGTTTTCTTATGCAGTTGTAATTTCAGTAATAGTTTTTTTTCTATTGTCCTATTTGATATAGGCTAAACTCTTATAATAATTGAGCTATGAAAACTTTAAAACAATGGAAAAAATCAGGCCTGGATTTAGAAGATTTTATTCATCCCGGAGATTGGATAAGTGAAGACCTATACAATTATATTGGGGAAATCGTTTATCCGTATTATTGTTCAAAGGACTTAATTCAAGGAGGCGATCCAATTAAATCGGAAAATGGAGTATTGTTTTACTGTACCTGCCATCATACTGAGGATGATAGATATCTATATCTTGGTATCCTTCCGGAGTTTAAGCAGTAACTACCATAACTAAAAAGATATGAGTGAAGCAATAAGATGTGATCGTTGTGGCAACGTATTTTCAAACGATATTCCAGATACCATTGAGTTTTGGGAGATTGAAAATAAGTACCTCTGTTGGGATTGTAAGAGCCAATTAGGATTAACTGATTGTTGCTCTTGTGGAAGTGATATGTATATAAATGAGAATGAATTTGATTTAGATTTATGTCCTAAGTGTTTGGAAAAATGGAGGGCAGGTAATTCTAAAAAATTGATAATTGAATCATGAATATAGGTTTACTGGCAGTTGATAGTACTTATCCGAACCTGGCGTTGATGAAGATTAGTGCTTATCATAAGGCACGTGGCGATAATGTAGAATGGTATAATTCTCTCTGCCACTACGATAAAGTATACATGGCGAAAGTCTTTTCCTTTACTCCTGATTATAGGTACTATGTCAATGCAGATCAGGTTGAAAAAGGTGGAACCGGCTACGACATATCAAAGAATTTGCCGAAAGAGATAGACCGGAGTTTTCCTGATTATAGTTTGTATAGGATTGATAAAGAGGCTTACGGCTTTTTGACACGGGGATGTCCGAATCGGTGCAAGTGGTGTATTGTTCCGGCAAAGGAAGGAAACATAACTCCGTACATGGATATCGAAGAAATTGCCGGAAACAGAAAGCATGTGATTTTGATGGACAATAATGTTCTGGCATCTGATTACGGGATACAGCAGATCGAAAAGATTGTTCGGCTTGGACTACGAGTTGACTTCAACCAAGGGTTAGATGCAAGATTAGTGACGGACGATATAGCCCGGCTACTGGCCCGTGTGAAATGGGTTAAGCGCATTCGCTTTGGATGCGATACACCGGCACAGATCGCAGAGGTTGAACGGGCTGCAAAGTTGATTGATAAGTATGGTTTTAAGGGCGAATATTTCCTGTATTGTATCTTGATGGACCTTGAAGAGTCGTTTCATAGAGTTAATTATTGGAAAAGCGTTAGCCGTCGATTTGTACCGCATTGTCA